GGTCCGTAGCCCAGATCGGGCGGGATAACCAGCCGGCGTCTGCCGCCCGGGCTCATTCCCATGATGCCTTCGCGGAAACCTGCGACCACGCCCCCCAGCCCGAAGGCAACCGCATCTCCACTGTCAAAGATGGTGCCATCGGGCAGGTAGCCGACGTAATTCACGACCACGCTGTCGCTGGCTTCCGGCCGGTCGCCGGAGCCGAGATTGAAATCGTAATACTGCAGGCCTGTATCCGTTGTGGTGAGCTGCGCGCCGGACGGCAACGGGGGGATTCCTTCATCCGTGCTGTTGTCATTGTCGGCGTTGTCGTTGCTCACATTGTCATTGGCGACATTGTCGTTGGAGGCGTTGTCGTTGGCCGTGTTGTCGTTGGCGGAATTGTCATTGCCGGCGTTGTCGTTCGCGCTGTTGTCGTTGCCGGTGCTGTCGGTCGAGTTATCGGGAGGCCCGAATATCGGCCCTTCAGGATCAAGCAGGGCAGCCACCTCGATGCAGCCCGATCCGACCATGAGGCACCCGACAAGTATCCCGACAGCAAGGCAGCGCATCGTGTGTTCCTTCATTTTTTTCCAGTGCACAGGTACGGCACGAGAGACTAAACGCTGCTGGATCAATCGGCAAACCGTCGAGGCGGTCGTGGCTCGCCTCGCGGGGAACACTCCAGTCTGGCGGATATTTTATCGCTCCAACGACCGAAAACTCCGAGCAGTGCTTGCCTGGGATCGGCGAAAGCTGTTATCGTCCCTGTTCGGCAGGGCTCAAGCGGCATGTCTGAAAAACCTCGACGCATATTCGCCAAGGCTTGCTTTCTCGCAGGGCTGGCACTCCTTCTGGGCGCGTCCCTGAGCTTCGTCTGGATGGTCTCGGAGGGGCGTACGGCACTTCGGCTCGGGCGCTCGGTTCACGCGCCCGTGATCCGCTGTGGACTCAGCGATGGAATTTTCACAGTGCAGCTCGCCTCCGATGAGGTCGCCAGCTCGTCGGGGTTTCTTGGCAGCTTTGCTACGCCGCAGTCGCCGGACTCGACATCTCACCTGGGATTTCCATTTTTGGGTTACTCCCGAGCCGTGTGGACCAGATCGCAGGGGGCCTACATCCTTCGATCCATGCGCATGGCACTGTGGATTCCCGCGTTCTTCCTCATCGCGCCATCAGGCTATGTGCTTTGGGTTCGACCCTGGCGGCAGCGCCGGCGGGAACGCATGGGGCTTTGCCCCCATTGCGCGTACGACCTGCGCGGGACTGCGGGTGGAACGTGTTCCGAGTGTGGGTGGAAAGCCCCACCGTGATGTGCTTCGCAGCGTAGTAAAAATAAAGAAGCCAGCAGCTGGCACCTCGGATCATCGGGCCGGATGGAGGGACGAGGTGCGTTAATACGCCGCTGGCTGAAACAACTATCGCCTACAAAAGACCGTATGTCGATGGGGAGGGTTCCCCAACTGTGCTACGTGTTTATTATCGGGCCCCACGCCGGCCTTGCTGCGCGTGTCACGCGGCCTGGCGTCTGTTGGGAATTACCTAATCGGGCGCGCACCAGCTGATGCCCACGAGAAACCCCTGGATGATCTTGGTGCAGTGGACCACCGAGCCTGACACGCTTTCCAAACTTTCCGCCAGCGCGACTGTCACTGCAGCGCCTGCCGGAATGGGCGCGCGCGTGACGACGCCGACACCACCCAGAGAGATATTGCGCGCCCGCGCCTGCAGGTGCAGTCCTTCAAGCCGTCCGTCACAGATGCGCACGATGAGATCCGCGCGCCAAGTCACGCGCGGAAACAGGCGCTTGCCTGCATAGTTGTCAATGGTTCCGCCGGACGCGGCGCTGCGCAGCCAGTCTTGCCGAAGTGCCAGAGCTTGCGCATAAGGCAAGGGGGAATACCCGGCGTCCGTCCGGGTCACCAGCGGGCTGGGGACCCGGCCGGTGAACCAGCTATGCGGAGCGCGCGGAATGTACCCGTGCGACGCTGTGCGCGCACCATCTTCCTGCATGTTCCACCTCATCGATAAACGCACTGAAGGAGAATCGATTGCCGGCGTGTCCCGCCAAGTACCGCACATTTACGGAGAACGTCAACCATACCCTGCAATATGCGCGTTCACGGGGCAAATATGTCCAGGGGGGATTCCCGGTATCAAGATGAGTTTGACTGGTCAAACTTTTCCCGCGGCACACTCCGTCACAATAGCAAGGGCACAAAGCGGTACTTCAGGTAGGTATGGCTGCGACCGTTGGCCCGTGCAGAAGTACCTCGGGTGAATGCGCCAGGAGGGACTCGAACCCCCGACCGTCGGATTAGAAATCCGATGCTCTGTCCAGCTGAGCTACTGGCGCGAACCGCAGTGACGGTGCCGTGCATGCCCTTCGTGCACCAATTATCCACATCACATAACCAAAGCGCGGAGCGAATGCGCGGAGTACCCCAACACACAGCCCCGCAGGACTCCATTGTACACCGGCCGAAGCCACCATGGCACTCCCGCCAAGCCGCGGCGATATGCAACGGACGCCGCGCCGGGGCGTGGACGTGGGGGTGGGGGGTTCCGTTTCTACTGAACACCCGGGAGACCCCGATTGCACGGGCTTTGCGTAGTGTCACGGGTTTTGAAGTTCAGGTGGGGCGGGGCGGGAAACAGCCTCCGGGGCCCCGGGCTGCGAGGCGATTCGGTGGGCTGAGTTCCCGGATGCGCGCGACTTGTCGCGTTGAGCCTGGGGGCCGCGGCCGGTTTCAAATGTTTCCGCGATGATGGCGTGGGCGCTGGCGGCGAACTGATGGGAATGGCCGGCGGGAGGTTTGAGCTATGGCGATAGGAGCTGGGGCGATCTGGACCGTGCGTCCAGGCGGGAATGCGAACAACGGCGCCGGGTTTGTTCCGGGAACCGGGCGGACCGACTTCAGCCAGCAAACAGATCCCGAGTTGGTCGTGACCGGGGTGAGCTGTGTCGAGGACTCCACCACGCTGGACCTGAACGCGGCGGCCATACTGGGTGGCACCGACCTGACCGGGAACATGTGCTGCGTGGTGAGCGGGGTCAATGCGATCACCGGCCTGTATCAGATCCAGTCCAACACCGATGTGGCCGTGGTTCTGGACCGGTCGCCATGCACGGCGGGTGCCGGTTCGGGCCTGGTCGTGCGCATCGGAGGTGCCGGGGGCGCGAGCCAGGCCGGGATTGAAAAGGTGCTGTCCGCCGCCGTGGCCGGAAACAGGATCCGCGTTGCCGGCGGAACGTACGCGAAAACCGGGGGCGGAGAAATCGTGGTCGACGTCGGCGCCCCGGCCGTGCGCGCCAGTGACGGATTTATCGCATGCGTGCAGCGCTCGCTCACCGACATCGTGATCGAGGTTCTTGACGAGGACGGCGAACCCGTCGATCTGTCGGAAGCGGATCTGTCCCTGCAGGTGGCCGACGTCACGGCACCGCACGCGATCGTGGAGACCATTGCCAGCCTGGTGGGCGCCGGAACCTACGGCAACGCCGTGACGATTACGCCGACGGATGTGCTGGTGGCTGAGCCGGGGACTTTTCGCGCCGAGCTGTGGCGGACGGATGGTGACGTGCACCGGGTTTGGAGCGGTACGCTGCAGGTGCTGACTGCGGCGGATCCCGAACCAGCTTGAGGCGACGAAGACGATGGCTGGTCAGATGCTCAAACTCTGTGCGCACCCGGGGTGTCCGAATCTGGTGGTGCGGGGTCGGTGCCTGGATCATGAGCGCAAGGCGCGTGAGGAAAAACCCAAGCGGGTGGAGCACCGCGGCAGCGCCGCCAAGCGGGGTTACGACCGGACCTGGCGGCGGTGCCGCAAGATGGTGCTGAACAGACAGCCGCTGTGCAAAGATTGCGGATGCCCCCTGCTCGACCAGCCGCGCAAGGCCCACGTGCACCACAAGCATAAGTTGCGGGATGCCCCTGAAAAAAGGCTGGATCCCGACAACCTGATTGCGATCTGCGACGCGTGCCACGCGAAGCGGACGAACCGCGGGGAGTGAGTTGTCAGGCTGCAGCCTGATGAGCCAAGGATGGCGAAGGTTCGAAAATACCCGGTGCGGGCACTGACGCCTGCGGAGCGGACGATGGTCGAGGATAACCTCGGTCTGGTTTATTCGTTTGAAGATCGCCACCGCGTGCGGGGAATGGAACGCGCGGAGGCGCGTAACGAGTACGTGCTGGCGCTGATGCAGTCGGCTACGTCGTTTGACTCCGCGCGAGGATGGAAGTTTTCGACGTGGGCGTGGCACAACTTGAGGATGCGCCGCAACGCCCTGGTGCAGCGCATGCAGCGACGCCGGCCGCTGGCGCCCATCACGCCCGAAGTGGCGATCAACCTGCGCGCCGCTTCCACGCCGGACGCCTTGCCCGACGTCGCGGGTATTGCGGGAGAGTTGAGCGAGCGCGAGGCCGCCGTCGTGCACATGCGGTATTACCAGGGGATGCGCCTGCGCGAGGTGGCCGAAACGCTGAAGGTGAGCAAGCAGCGGGTGCAGCAGATTGAGCAAAAGGCGCTGCACCGGATGCGGGACCGATTGGTCGAAACCGGCGTGTTTGCGCCGTGAAACAGCATAGGAGTGAACCCAATGGCAGCGGCAACTGGGATGAGCATTTCGCGCGATCTTGTCCGCGCCGGTCTGATCAGCGGACTGGTCCGGGAGGTGACGATCCGCATCCGCTACAACGATCATGATTTGGTCACCACGCACATCGAGGCCGTCGGTCCGTGCACGGTTGATCCGACGGGAATTATCGAGGCGCTGCGGAGGGGGTTGGAACTTCCTCCACTGAAGCGGTGCGCGAACCCGTGCTGCATTGGGCATGCCGAACTCCCTGCCTCCCAGGGCCTGGAGCCTAAATCCTGATGGGTGCACGCGGGCCAGCACGGACGCCGACGGCGGTCCTCGAGCGACGAGGATCGTGGCGGGCGGCTGCGCGAAAAAAGGAAGGCGAGCCGCCGCCGTCTACCGATGAACCCAGCGTCCCGGAGATGCTTGACGACGAGGGGCGGAAGTGCTGGTTCTGGATGGCCGCGGCCCTCAAGCCGCTGGGGCTGCTGTCGATCGACTACGCCCCGGCGATGACCGCGACGTGCCAGGCGTGGAGCCTGTACCTGCGCACGGCGGCTGCGATCAACGCGCTGATCTTCACCGCATCCCCACGAGACGAAGACGCCAACCAGGAGCCACCGAAAACAAAAGCCACGAAGGGGCGGAAAAAGTCCGGGCGGGTTTCGCTGGTGGATACCGCTCCCCAGGTGCCAAGTCCCAAGACCCAAGACCACGGCTCGCAGAGCAGTGGCACACAGCCCCAAGCCTCGCTCACCCCCGCGCTTGGCACAGCGGCGATGGCTGAGACCATCGTCTCACTGCACAAGATTTACGACACCGCGTACAAGCAGGCCATGAAGGGATTCGCTGAGTTTGGGCTGACCGCTGCGGCACGAAGCCGGATCGCGGCGCCCAAAAAAGAGGATGCCCCGTCCGGAAAGAGCCGGCTGCTGAAGTTGAGGGCATGATGAGGAAGGCTGCAGGCCGCAGGCTGCAGGCTGCAGGAAAGGGCACGGGGCGAACGAAGACGCCGCCGGGTCACGAAGCCGCGAAGTCACGGATGGCTCACGGGCGGGTGGCGCGGGCTGCGCGTAGCAAGCCGCCGGCACCACGCCGCAGGCGCAAACGCGAACCGGATCACGTCGCCGAGCTGCGCCGGACCATCCCCGAGCGGTGGCAGAAGCTCTTCGCACTCATCCCGGATTACGACCCCATCGCCACCGCGGAGCCGGGCGACTGGTTCGATGTCCAGGAAGCCGACGAAACCATCGCATTCTTTGCGGAATGCCTGCAACACATCGAAGGCGACTGCGCCGGGAAGCCGTTCATCCTGGAGCGGTTTCAGCAGGCCATCATCGGGTGCATCTTCGGGTGGCGCCGCAAAGACGATCGAGGGCGGATTGTTCGCCGATACCGCGAGGTGTTCCTGCTGCTGCCGCGGAAGAACGGAAAGACGCCGCTGGCGGCCGGCATCGTGCTGTGCTGCCTGTGCCGGGACGAAGAACCCGGCGCCCAGATCTACGGCGCGGCCAAGGCCAAGATGCAGGCGGCACTGCTCTTCCGCCAGGCTTCACTGATGGTGCAGCGCGAGCCGGAGCTGCACAAACACCTGCGGATTTACCGGGCACTGCAGGCCATCGTCCGCCGCGACGACGAAGGCACGGCCTACCGGCCGGTGAGCGCTGAGGCAGGCGTGCAACACGGCCAGAACGCCCACGTCATCGTGATCGACGAGCTGCACGCGTTCAACAGCCGCGAGCTGATTGACACCCTGGCGACCGGCCAGGCCTCGGAAGGACGCAAGCAGGCGCTGCTCATCTTCCTGACCACCGCAGACTATGAGCGGGTGAGCGTGTGCAATGAGCGGCACGACTACGCCCGCAAGGTGTGCCGGGGCTCGGCCAAAGACTCGCGCTTTTTTCCGGTGCTCTATGAGGCCGACAAAAAAGAGGATTGGACCGATCCCAAACTGTGGGCCCGGGTCAACCCCAACCTGGGCGTGAGCGTCAGTAAGAGCTACCTCGAGCGGGAGGCACAAAAGGCGCTGGACATGCCCGCGCTGGCCAACGCGTTCCGGCGGTTTCACCTGAATATCCGCACGGAAAACGCCAGCCCGTGGGTGACCATGGACGTGTGGGACCGCGGCCGGGGTGCGCCCGAGAACGAACCTCCGCCCGCGGAGCAATGGCCAATCGATCCGGAGGCCTTCGCGGCGCTGGTGGCCGATCGCCCGTGCTACGCCGGGCTGGACCTGTCGAGCTACAACGACCTGTGCGCGTTGGCGCTGGTGTGGCCCGGGGAGGAAGCGACGCGGCCACCGACAGAAGACGCGACGAAGGGGAAACCGCAGGCCTCGAATTTTAAGCCTCAGGCTGCCACCCCGTGGTATTGCCGCCTTTGGTTCTGGGGGACGCGGCGCCGGGCACTCGAGCGGGCCCGCATCAGCGACCAGACGCCTTATCTGCTGTGGTCTGATCGCAAGCTGATCACGCTCTGCGAAGATGACTCCGTCGACTATGGCCTGATCCGCAACACGGTGAACGCGCTGCACTCCTACTACATCATCCGGCAGATCGCGGTGGACAAGGCCTGGCAGGGACTGCAGGTGATGAAGGACCTGGCCAACGACGGGATGACGGTGGTGGAACACTACCAGTCCGCGATGCACATGGCGGCGCCGGTGAAGGCGTTCGCGGAGCTGCTTTCGGGCGGGCGTTTCATCCACGGCGGAAACCCGGTCCTGCGCTGGCACGCTGGCAATGTCATCACCGAAACGGATTCTCACGGCAATATTCGATTTTCAAAGAAGAAAAGCGCCGATAAAATTGACGGCATGCTGGCGGCCACCATGGCCATCAGCATGGCGATGAAAGACCCGTCGGGCGGACGCACGGCCTACGATGACGGCGGGCTCTTCATCCTCGGATCATGACCGGCGCGGGGGTTTCTGATCAATGAAAACACCCAGCCGGGCAGCCACGTCCATCCGCACTCCGCGTGCACGCAAGGGCGTTCGCCGCTCTTTGGAAAACCCCAAGACGCCGTTGAGTGGTCCGGAAGCGTTTGACGAAGACGGCGGCAGCCTGAGTGTGATCGGCCTGGGCCGCTCCGTCACCAAGGTCAAGGTCAACCGCAACACGGTGATGACCTACTCCGCGGTGTGGCGCGCCACCAACCTGATTTCACAGTCGGTTGCGAAGATCAACCTGTTCGTGCTGCGCAACGTGCCGCCGCGCGGAACCGAGCGGGACCGCAAGCATCCGGGTTTTCTGTTGCTGCGCCGCAAGCCCAATGAGTACATGAACTCAGTCACCTTCAAGCAGGTGCTGACCGCGCACGTGCTGCTGCACGGCAACGGCTACGCGTGGATCAAGCGCGACGGCGCCGGTCGCCCGGTGGCCATGTATCCGCTGGATCCCGAACGGACCTGGCCGGTGCGGATTAACAAGGTGCTGAGCTACGTCACCGAGCAGGACGGCGAGATCATCCGCATGAACGCGGACGATGTGCTGCACCTCAAGGGCCTCGGTTATGACGGGCTGGTGGGCTACTCGTTCATCCAGTACGGCGCGGAGTCGGCGGGCCTCGGTCTGGCGGCCCGGCATCACAGCGCGCAATTCTTCGGCAAGGGCGCCCGTCCGGGCATGGTGCTGGAATACCCCCAGACCATGAACAAGGCTGCGAAGGACAACCTCCTGCGCAGCTGGGATTCCATGTATTCCGGACCGGCCAACGCCCACAAGACGGCGCTTCTCGAAAACGGCGTCATCGCCAAGACGGTGGGCGTCAATGCGAAGGACTCGCAGCTTATCGAAAGCCGGCAATTCGAGATCCGCGAGATCGCGAACTTTACCGGGCTGCCGCCGCACAAGCTGGGGGACAATTCGAAGAGCAGCTACAACTCGCTCGAGCAGGAAAACCAGGCGTACCTCGACGACTGCCTGGATTGGTACCTGGTGCTGTGGGAAACCGAGGCGGCGGACAAACTACTCAGCGAAGATGAAAAAGACAACGACACCCACACTGTGCAGTTTGAGCGCGCGGCGCTGCTGCGGGTGGACTACAAGTCGCAGACCGACAGCCTGGTGCAGGAGGTCAACAACGGCCTGCTGCTGATCGACGAGGCCCGGGCGATTCGCAATCGGCCGCCATACCCCGACGGGATCGGATCGAAGCCGATGCGCCCGGTGAATATCGCGCCGCTGGAGGCCGCGACGGTGGCCGATGACCCGGCGCCGCCTCTGGCTGACGAGAGCGACACAGATGGGATGAGCGACGATACGGGCCGGGCGGTGCGCAAGGTGCTGTCGCGCATCGGGGAGAAGGCGCTGCGGGCTTCGCTGGCGCCGGATGCGTACGGCGCGACGGTGACAGAACTGACGGGCGAACTGGCCCGGCTGGAGATTGCGGCAGCGGCCGGCGAGGAACGGGCGGCGAAGATTCTCGAGGCCGTGCGGCAGCGTCTGCTGGCAGCGAGTGAATGCAAACCGGCCCACCTGCGGCGACGGGTGGAGCGGGCCGCGATGTGGATCGTTGCAGAACTGGGCTTTTGAATAGGTGAACCATGGAACGTCGATTTATTCAGCGGGCGGCGGCGCGGTTGGAGCTGCGGGCGCGGGAAGGCAAATTGCCGCAGATCGCCGGCTACGGCGCCGTGTTTTACAACGCCGCCGAGCCGGGGACGGAGTATCAACTCTGGACGGATTTCGTCGAGCGGATCATGCCTGGCGCGTTTGATCGCGCCGTCGCCGAGCGTGACGACGCCCGCGCCCTCTTCAACCATGACCCGACCAACCTGCTGGGCCGCATCGCCGCGAAGACGCTCAGCCTCGAGGTCGACGCGACGGGCCTGGCCTACACGATCGATCCGCCCGATACCCAGATGGGCCGCGACGTCGTGGAGATGATCCGCCGCGGCGACCTGTCGGGCTCGTCGTTCGCGTTCGAAGTTACCGACGAGGACATCCGCAAAGAAAAGCGTGACGACGTCGAAAAGTGGATCCGCGAGATTCGCGGGGTGAAGCTGTACGACGTGGGCCCGGTGACCTATCCCGCATACGAAGCCACGACCACCGGCGTGCGCGCGGCGGTGGACGTGGACGAGGTTGACGCGCTCAAGAAGAAACTGGACGCGCGGCAGCAGCGCCTGGCAGATATCGCGAAGCGCGCGGCGGCTGTTGCTGTCTGATCGCGATTTCCTCTTGACGGCAGAATGCGGAGTACGTAGGGTCTTTGGTGTTCGTGGCGGTGCGGGACGTTTGAACGACCGGGCTGCAGCGGGCACGCAGTGAAGGCCAGCCTCGTGCTGGTCGAACCGACAATATAGTTTCCCGGACGTTTGCACGACGGGTTGTCAGGAGAGTTCCCATTCTGGGGGGCTTACCTGGCGGCCCGTCGTTTTTTTGTTGGCCTGACCGGCGCGAGGACGAATCGCCATGACGGCAAAAGAGCTGCGCGAGAAGCGCGCGAAGATCGCGGCACAAATCCGCGAGCTCAACGACAAGGTGCAGGCTGAGGGCCGCGATTTCGACGCGGCCGAGCAGGAGAACTGGACCAAGGTCAATGCGGACTACGACGCATTGTCCAAGCAGATCGAGCGCCAGGAACGCGCCGAGCTGGTGACGTCCGACCAGGACGCGCCCGCCGGTGGCGAACGTACGCGCCGGGAGAACAGCGAACCCGGCCGCGGCGACCGCCGGCACGATCCACGCGACCACGAGGATTCGGCCAGCGTCGAGGAAAACCGCAACCTCGCCCTGCAGGCGTGGTGCCGCAAGCAGAGCGGGCGGGGCCTGACCAAGCGGCACGTCGAGGCGTGCAAGGCTGTGGGCATGAACCCGCGCGCCCGCGAGCTCAAGGTCGTGCTCGATCCGCAGTATGACCGCGTGCGCAGCGCCGTCCGCAATGGCGCCGAGCGCCGGGCCTTCGGCGACGGTCCGCAGACCGTGACCACCACGGCCGGCGGCTACGTCATTCCGACGGGTTTCGTGGCCGAATTGGAGCGGGCCCGCCTGCAGTTCGGCGGGATCCTGCAGGCGGCGCGCATCCTGCGCACCGCGAGCGGCAATCAACTCGAGTGGCCGACCACCAACGACACCGGCAACACCGGTGAGCTCATCGGCATCAACACGGAAGTGGCGATGCAGGCGGTGACGTTCGGGCAGAAGCTGCTCAACGCCTACAAGTTCTCCAGCAAGGCGGTGGCCGTGCCCGTCGAATTGCTGCAGGACTCGGCGTTCAATTTGGCCACCGAGCTGGGCAGCATGCTCGGCGAACGCCTCGGCCGGATCATGAACACGTACTACACGACGGGTTCGGGCTCCAGCCAGCCGCAGGGCCTCATCGCCGCGAGCAACGGCGCCAGCACGGGCAAGACGGCCGCCAGTGCGACCGCGCTCGTTCCGGACGAGTTCCTGGACATGATCCACTCCGTGGACCCGGCCTACCGCACGGCGGCGCGGTTCATGTTCCACGATGCGATCATGCTCGCCATCCGCAAGATGAAGGACGGCGAGGGCCGGTACTACTGGCAGCAGGGCATGCTGGTCGGGGAGTCCGATCGCGTGTTCGGCTACCCGTACACCATCAACCAGGACATGGCCTCGAGCATCGCCAGCGGCAACAAGACGGCGCTGTTCGGCGACTTCAGCAAGTTCGTGGTCCGCGAGGTGGCGGAGATCCGCGTGAAGCGGCTGGTCGAGCGGCGCGCCGAGTTCGATCAGGAGGTGTTCATCGCCTTCATGCGCGGCGACTCCGAGTACATCAACGGCGGAACCAATCCGATCAAGGTTCTGCTGCAGCCGTAGTAAGCAGACTGCAGGCTTTAGGCTGCAGGCTGTAGGAAAATAACGATCCGCAGGCCTCGCGCCTGTTGCAAAGTAAAGCGGGTCGGACCGGTTGGAAGCGCCTTCGCCGGTCCGTTTCCTCCGGCCGACCCGCAGTTAAGAGGATAGATCCGGCGAGCGAGAATCGAAGCCATGAAGGTCAAACTGCTCACTTCCCGCGTGGAAGATCACGCGGCCTACAAGCCCGGGGACGTCATCGAGGTCTCAGACGCGGAGGGTGGTCGGCTCATCACCGCCGGCTACGCCGAGCGCGCCGAGCCCGACGCCAAGGCACTGAAGTCGCATCGCCCGACTCCAGAGACGGCGGATAAGCTGCCTCCGGAGAACGCCGCGAAGCCGGCGGCCGCGCCGAAAAAGAACGGCAACGGCAAGAACGCCGCGAAGCCGGCGGCGCTTTCCGTCCTGTTGCTGCTGTTGAGCATGGCCGCCGCGGCGGTCGCGCAGACGGGCGTCTACAAAGACGCCAACGGAAACCGGATGGTGATCACGTCGACCGGGTCGCTGGAGAACTACCAGGGAGCCGGGACCATTGCCGGGCATCCCACCGTCACGACCACGGGCCTGACGCTCGCGGAGTACGGTGACCTCGGTGTGCACCAGACGGTCTGGACGTTCACCGCCGTCTCCATGTACTTCACCGATCACACCACGGCCGGGTCCCACGCGTCGATCAAGCTCTACGAAGGTCCGCAGGGCTTTATCAAGATGCTGGGCGCGACGTGTAACCTGACGGTGGACTGCAATTCGAGCGGGCTCGCGGATACCGCTACGTTCGATTTTGGCGTGGGCACCGCGACGGCCGGCGTCGACAATGAAGCGCTGGCCACCACTGAGCAGGACGTGATTGTCAAGATCGAGGGCGATCTGTCCGACGCTTCCGGCCTTAATCGTGCCACGCTGCAATCGGTGAACACCAGCGGTTTCGGCGTCGATTACGACGGGCACACCACGGCCGTGGACTATTTTTTCAACGGCCTGTTCGAAGCCAACGACGCCACCGCAGATGACACCTGCACAGTGAATGGGACCATCACCATCACGTGGATCAACCTCGGGGACTACTGAGAGCGGCTTGAGGCCTGAGGCTTGAGAAAAACAGCACTGCTCGCAGAGCAGTGGCACACGGACCTGAAGCCTGCAGCCTGATTCTCATGAGCTACGACGTTTCCATGGTGACGCCGCCGGACGGTACCGCGATTGAGATCGCGGACGCCGCCGCATTCCTGCGGCAGACCGATCCAACGGAGCTCGAGGCGATCGCTGGATTCGTCGCCGCCGCGACCGAGTTGGCGCAGGAGTTCTGCGGGCAGCAGTTCATCCGGGCGACGCGGCTGCAGAAGTTCGACTGTTGGGGCGACCTGGTGCGGGAGGGCCTGGCCTACCCGCCGCTGGTGCAGGTGACCAGCGTCAAATACCTCGACGAAGCGGGCTCCGAACAGACGCTGAACACGGCGCTGTACAGCGTGCACTCGACGAAGAAGCCGGGCCGAATTGAGCCGGCGTACAACGCGACATGGCCGTCTCACCAGGGGGTGAGCGGCGCGATCCGCGTGACCTACATCTGCGGCTACGGGCTGGCGGCCAGCGATGTGCCGGCAACGATCCGGACGGCCCTGATGCAGATGGTGCGGGCGATGTACGACCCGCCAGACGATTCGACCGCGGGCGCGTCCGGCAACGTGAAGCTGATCGGTTTTGTGCTCGGCGACACGGTCAAGGCGCTGCTGCACATGGCCGGGCGGTACGGGGTGCTTTAAGGGCGATGACATATGCACGCACGCGACTTACGCGACGGGGTATGGATCGAAGCGGCGACCGTGGTGCGCGACGCGCAGGGCGGCGAGCATAAGACGTGGGCGCCGGATGCTTCGCTGCCGAATCCGCAGTGGGCAAACTTTCGATCCGTTGGCGGTAAGGAGAAGATCGAAGGCGGCGCTGTAACGACGTCGGCTACGAAAGCGGTCACGCTCCGCTTCTGCGAGGTAACTCCGGCACATCGCATCAAGGTTCGCAACGGCGGCCGCGTGTTGAGCATCCTCACAGTGCGCGACCCGGACGATTCCAAGACGTGGATCGAATGCGAGTGCATTGAGGCGGTGTGAGCGATGGCCGCGGTTGTTGATATTTCGGTGCTGGGTGACGTCGACCTGATCGAGGCGCTGGGGACGCTGCCCGACAAGGTGCAAAAACGCGTCGTGAGGCAGGCCCTGCGGCGGAGCGCGGCGCGCATCAAAAAGCAGCTGGTGCCGGCGATGCCGGTGCTGACCGGAGCCTTGCGGGATGCGGTGTCCCGCAGCAATGCGAAGGTGCTGACCGGGAAAAAGTTCAGCGTGGGCGCCGTGGTTCCGCTTCCTCCACGGTCCGAGCTGGGCATCAGCCTGGATGACAAGGGGTACTACCCGGCGGTGCTGGAGTACGGAGCGCCGGCCGACGGCATTCGGGAACGTCGGATGTACCGCGACACGACGGACCGCATGGCCGCTACCGAGTTGCCGGCTATCACCGGCGATATCCGCAAGGGCATCGAGAAGGAATGGGCCACGAACAACCGCGAGCTGCGCGGGGCGCTCAGCGAACTGGGCATGGGCCCCAGCGGCGGAGAGCTGACCGCGTAATGGTGAACCGATGGGCGCAGGTATCAAGGCAGCGCTGTACAGCGAACTGACCGAGGACGAGGGGATTCAGGCGCTCGTCGGAACGCGGGTCTACCCGTTTGCAGCGCCCGCCGGAACGGCGAAGAGCGGATCGTGGATCACGTACCTGCGGGCAAACAGCGAGCACGAGCAGCACCTGGGCGGAAACGCAGGACTCGCCCAGCAGACCATTTATATTGACTGCTGGTCGACGAGCGACAGCATCCGGCTCGAGCAGCTATCGGAGACCGTGCGCCGCCTGCTCAACGGGCGCGTGAATGGGACGCTGGGGCATGACGACTATGCCATCAGCGTGAACCCGATCCGTTTGCTGAGCCAGCAGGACGAGGTGATCGAGATCGAGGACGCAGAGCCGCGGGTGAGGTTCCACACGCGGATGACGTTCGAGATCACGCACGCTGAAGATTAGGACAGGCTGCAGGCTTTAGGCTGCAGGCTTTAGGGAAAACCCTCAGGCATCCACCTGACCGGCGGGAAGGTGAGTTTCCATGGCATCCCCGGCAGCAAATAAGGGCGACGGCAGCAGCATCGCTTTCGAGACAGGATTTTTTGCGCAGATCACCGACATCAACTGGAGCGGAGTGACCCGCGCCTCGATTCCGCTTCCGCATATGGGCCTGGCTGCGGCGAGCTCGGGGACGTTTGGCAATCTGCCGAAAGTTCCGGGCAACATCATCGACCCCGGTGCCCTGGAGGTGGAGATCAACTTCAACCCCGACACCACTCCGCCCATTGGGGCGGCGGCAAGCACCTGCACGGTGACGTTCGCAGGCGGCGCCACCTGGGCGGGATCCGCCTTCATGACGGAGATGGGTGTCGCGGTGCCCATGGGCAAGGTGATGAGCCAGCGCGTGAAGATCGAATTCTCCGGCGCCATCACCATGACGGACGCAACGTAATCGGGCTCCAGGAAATGGTGGGCGGTGCCCACCGTGCGCCTCAAGCCCAACAGGAGACCGGCATATGCACGGCACACAGGATCGCAAGTTTACGGGCGAGGTTGGCGATTCGAACGCCAGCCCGCATTACCTCAGCGGAAGCGAGCTGCTCGAGCGAGAGACCGATGGCGTGATCGTTCGGGAGGTCCCCATCGTAGCCGGGAAATACTCACCCGTGGTTTGCGTGCGGGTGATGACGGGCGATGAACGCGACAACCTGGACGCGTTCCTGGCGACGAAGGAAGGCGGCGACACTGCGGGCATTCGTGCGAAGGTGGCACACCTGACCCTGTGTGATGCGGGTGGCGTGCGGCTGTTTGGCGACGCGACACCTCCAGCCACGCTGGGGCAGAAGCTGTCAGCTAATCTGCTGCTGCGAATCTATGAGGCGGCGGCGGAGCTGAACTACCTGCGCGACAAGGACATGGAGGCGCTGCGAAAAAACTCCTGAGGCGGCCGGCCCGGATGTTCTGGTTCGAGTTGGCGTTGGCCATGGGCCGGACCGTCCGCGAATTGCTGGCCGCCATGGACGCCCGCGAGCTGGCTGAGTGGTGCGCCTACTGGGATGTGCGCTACAGCCCGGAGGTGATCGGACCGAAGCGCAAAACGCCGCAGGAGATGGACGCCATCTTCCGGCAATTCGCCAACGCCAATAACGCCGCAGCAGGGCATCGGCGCGCGTAGGACGGCGGGAGCCTGATTCATGGCTGCCTTCGCAAAAGTTGGCGTCAGCGTCGTTGCCTACACGGGCAATTTCACCAACGGCATGCGCCGCGCGCAGCAGTCGGTGAAGGGATTTGCCGACAGCGCCAACTCCGCCCGCCCATCCCTGCAGGGACTCAATCAGGCTTTCGGCGCACAGAGCGGACTGGGGGCGTTTGGAAAACTCCTGACCGGCGGGGGCGCCGTGGCCGGCCTGACGCTGATGGGCAAAGCCCTCAGTGACGCCGCAGAGGGCATGCGGGCCATGTCCGCGGAAATCATCGCGGGCAATGCCGGCATGGCCAGCCTGGTAGGGAACGTGGGCGAATCCCTTCCCGGAATCGGAGCGCTGGTCAAGGGCGCCACCGAATTCAACTTTGCACTGGACGATTCCGCCGCGGCCTTCGGGAAGCTCATCGGATTGAGCGAGCAGCAGGTGGCCAGCGCACGCTCCTGGACCACGCAGGCCAAGGAAGCCGCCACGGCTTACGCTGTTATCGAAAAGATTCAGGACGGCACTGCAGCGGCGCGGCGCGAACTTACCGAGCTGACACTGAAGGGTGTGGACCGCGAGCGGGCTGCGGTGCAGAACCGCTATGAAGCGGAGATGGAGGAAATCGCCAAGCTGCGCGAAGCACTGCCCAACGTGGCGGATCCCAACACTCGGCGCAACATGCGCGAGAGCCTGGCCGAACGCGAGGGCGTAGCCGCGCAGAAGCGCGACCAGGGCCTGAGCAACGTAGACCAAAAGGAAGCCCAGCGCGTGGCCGACGAGCGGTATGCCGATTACGACGCCAACCGGAAGGTGGAAGAGCAGCAACAGGCGGCGGCAGAGGCCAACTATCGGCAAACCGGCCTGATGATGGATGAGGTTCGCTCCAAGCAGCGGGAACTCAACGCCCTGAAGCTGAAGGGCCCGGCGGCGGAAAAAGCCGCGATCGAGGATCGCTATCAACTCGAACGCGATCGCCTTAATGAACTGCGCCGCGACGTGGAGAAGGTGAAGGACGAAAAAACGCGGATCGCGCGGCAGGGGATCATCGACCAGGAGTTTGACCTGGCCAAGCAGAAACGGGACGCCGAGCTGGCCAAGCTGAAGACTGACACGGCGGATTCCATCAAGGGAGGCCCCAAGACCATCGGCGCTGCGGAGCGTGGGACATCCGAGGCTGTGTCCTCCATTTCGCGTGCGCAGCAGGGCTGGGCTGAAACCGCTCAGCATATGGCCCAGCTGAAGGCGCTGAACAAGGAAAACAACCAGCTGCTTACGGCGCTGGAGGGTTTGGGCCGCAAGCTGTTGGAAGCGCTGGCGGGCCCGGCGGCGGGCGCTGCGGGATTTTTGGGCCTGGGCGGAGGCGGCTGATGGCAGTGACACAGGTTGTCGAGTTAACCAAGGGGCGCACGTGCCAGTTTGACGAACATGGCCGCCGGCCGTCGCGCACATTTGCAGTGGTGGTTTCTTCGCCGCTGGACGGACCTTATACCGTGGCCAACGCCACCGGCATTCCCGCGTTTGGCGACACTTACGCATCAGGCAACGACAGCGACGATATGGCCTATCTGCGCACGAAGACGCCCGAGCTGGTGGATCCCATGGCGCTGGTGTGGGAAGTGCGCTGCGAATACGACACGCTGAACCACATGGCCGGGCTGCCGCTGAACAGCAGCGGATGGCAAGCCTGGATCGAAAACCCGCTGGCGCGGCCAGTGACCCGCGTGCACGGGCAGATCAAAGTCCAGGAGGCGATGCTGTTTGAACCGCCCACGCTTAACCCCAACGGGACCATCACCAAGGGAGCCAAGATTCTGAACAGCGCTGGGCAGGCCTATGACCCGCCGGCCATGCGGCAGCGCACCATCAATGTCGTGACGTTCTACAAGAACTCGGCGACCTTCAACGAGGCCAGCATCAGCTATTACCAGGACACCATCAACTCCGATGATTTTTTCGGAGTTCCTCCGACGTGCGCTTTGATGAACAGCGTGACCCCGGAAAAGATGTTCGAAAGCGGGGTGGATTACGTGCGCAGCGCCTGGGAGGTGCACTTCGATTTCTACGGGTGGGATGCGAACATACTGGACCAGGGCCTGGGAACCTTGGACGTTACGAAGAACGCCCCGGTGCTCGCCAAAGATCCCAACGGCTCCGCTTACACATTCCCGGTGCTGCTGAATGGACAGGGGCAGATCCTGAATCCCAACACAGGAGATCCTGTTTACCGGACTCACAAGCGATACAAGCGCGTTCCGTTCCTCGACATCGGGATCTGGGCACCGTGAGCCTGCTGTCGACAGTTCACGATCTGCAGCGGCGCCTGCACCAACTGGAAGAGCTGGAGCGGAAGCGCGAGCGCCCCGGTCTTCCCCGGCCCAAGTATCCCATCGCCTCCGGAGGCGATGGTTTCGCGCTTTCCGGCGTGAAGTTGTACGTGCGTTACCTCTACGACATCACCTGCAGCGGCTCGGCGATGACCAAGGTCTACCACTGGCACGAATTTGAAAAGGTGAGCGCGGGAACATCGGACCGCTACCTGTACGTGACCGACCACGCGACCAACCCGGTGCCCTGACCCATGGCCGGCGAAACCGAAACGATCGATTGCCCGCCGTGCTGCGTGCCGAGGATATGCAGGATTACTTGGCAACCCGCCTTACGATCCACGGACGGTGCACTCATCGGAGGCGTGCAGCAGGGAGGTACGCCATACACCATTTCGCCGGTGACGTTTGACGGCATCAATCGAAGCGGGACCATCCTCGGGGCCAACTCCGGAAGGTGGCATTCCGGGACGGGCGTCACGTTCACGGTGCCTTCAATTCTGACGCCGCTGAACATGGGCGGCGCACAGTTCGCATTCCTCTACTGGAGGATCGACGGATGCCTCGCGCAGACCGGCGCGCTCGGAACATGCACCCTGGTGAGCGGATGCCATTGCGCGTTCGCGCCATCGGTCACGATCGCGCTGTGCGATTCAATCAACTGCGACGTGGGACTGCAGCCGTATTACGCTCCGAAGCCGACCGGTTGCCGGATCACAGAGAACCCGATCGGCTGCGCGAGCTGCTGGCTCGATGGCGTCATAGTTTCAGGACCGTTCGGGTGCCCGAAGAATCCGGCACTGGAGTGCTACGAGACGCCCTGCAACACAAACTACTGCGTCTGAGGATTGCTCGATGCCGATGCCGCAACTGTCCATTCGAATATCATCCATCGCCGATTGCCCCAAGATCGCCGGCCCCATCTGCGCGGCCGGGGTCGATGCCGCCATTTCGCAGATGCAGGGCAGGTTGTCAGGGAAATCGGTTCCATGTGCGTGGAACGGGCCGACCTGGTGCAATGACCCCCCGCGCACGCCCCCGGGCCCAATTTGCTTTCCTTCGATCAGCGGATGGAGCGGCTCAGCGGGATGCCTGACGCCGCAACCGGCTGGCTGCGAGAACGGTACCGGCTGCATCAACAACTCTGAGCTGATTCGCTCCACCGTGCTGTCCGCATTTGTCGGCGGGTACACAGAGCCGTGCTACGGCGGCGTGCGGTGCCTGCGGGTTATCGAGGGGCGTATCTACCTGGTGAATCCGACGCTCGTGACAACCAACAACCTCTGCTACCTGAACGTGTCCTACGACGTGCAGATCGGCCTGCAGTATTGCAACGCGCCTCCGCTTCCGGTGCCGAACGGAACATCCGATATCGCGCCCTGGCCGAACGGCGTGGCCGATCGCAAGACGGTGACGGGCATCGGACCGATCATTTCCGCCCAGCAGCTTGCCGCGGCGATTGCCCAGTACGCCAAGGGCAGCTACCACTGCCCGGGCGACTCCGCGAATTGCAGCATGGAGCTGATCGTATCATGACCTCACGACGCGAAATCATCATGACGGCCGCGGAGGCGGAGGCAGACTGGCAGCGGGCAAGCGTTCGGCTTGCCGAGCTGGGCGAGGCCGGGGTGACGACGTCGCTCCATCCCCCGCTGAGCAAGGCCGCCGAGGCACGCTTCGAAGCCTGCCGGCAGTGCGACCACTTCAACGACGACGCCAACACGGGAGAGCCGCTATCCCCGCCTTGCGGACTGAACCGGGAATGGAGCATTTGCAGATGGAAGGGCGCCGCCATCGCCGGCGAGCCGCCGGCGGACCGGCGCTGCCCGTGGCACCGACTGGCCGATCAGCCGGCCAAGGCTGAAGTCTTTGGACTTGGGTCTTGAGACTTGGGGTAGCGGGGTTTACACTGAGATTGACCGGCGAATGGAGAATAATCCATGCGCCGGGCAACACGTCAGGCTTCGGGCTTCAGGCTTCAGGCTGCAGGTACAAAGAGCGTTCTGCTGTGCTGCGTTGCCGCCGTTATGCTGGCGGCTCCAGCGCTCGCGGTCGATACCTACAATTGGACCGGTGCCCTGTCGTCGGATTTCAATTCGAACGGCAACTGGACCACCAACGGCATCGCCGCGTCGAGCGTTCCCGCGACGGCCGACAACGTCGTCATTGACTATGGCAGCGTGGACATCACCGCGAGCCTGAACCAGTCCACGAAGCAATTCGCCTACCTGGTCATCGGCCCGAACTACACCGGCCAGGTGGGTAACTCCACCAGCGATTACCTGCGCTGCGGCGCTGACCTCTTCGTCATTTCCGGAGGTGGGTCTGATCACTTCCTGTCGGCGACGGGGACGGGGTTCACGACAGCGATCGTGCGCAGCGTGGGCGCGAACGGGACGGACAACCTTTATTTGAGCGGAACCATCGGAACGCTGGACGTGCGGCGGGCCACGCTGCACATTGCATCCGGCTGCACCATCACCACGATGTACGTGGATCCGCTGAACGCGTCGAGCGGCAACGTCACCATCAACAGCCAGGGCAACGTCTCCAACCTGTACATGCGCACCGGCGTGCTGAACGTCACCGCGGGCACCACCGGAACGGCCAACATTGACGGCGGGACCGTAACGATCAGCGCCGGAGTTTTCACGAACCTGTCGCAGCGGGGCGGCACGCTCTATTGGCACACCACCAGCACGCTTGTGGATGCGGAGATATTCGGGGGGACCTTCGACGCCTCGGGCGACGTGCGCGCCAAGACGATCACCGCGATCCGCGTGCACAACGGCGCCGCCATCACGCTGGACAATGCGATCGGAAACGTCGAGGTGACCGACGGCGTGCAGGTATTCGCGGGCTCCGCGTCATTCCCGGCGGGTACGGTGTTCAACTATTAGGCTCCAGGCTTCAGGCTGCAGGCTGCAGGATAAACCATTAAGCCTCAGGCCTGATGCCGCAAGTCCGACTCGGGGCTCGAGCCATGTCCAATCCGCAGAATAACTGGCTGGCAGTCGAACTGCGGCGCATGCAGAAGGATGTGCTGGGCCGGCTCGACGCAATCAGCGGGCGGATCGTGCGGCTCGAGGAACGCTTCAACGACATGCACGCGAAGCTGTTCATTGACCAGGGCGACGATCCGTGCCTGGCGGGCCGCGTGCGCGCCGTGGAGAAAGGCCTGCTGGAAGAGCAGGGCACCAAAACGAAGTGGGCCGCGAAGGCGTGGCGGCTCGTGGAGCTGGTGTTCGCGGCACTGATCGGCGTGGCGCTGGGGAAGTATCGAAGTTGAGAACCAGGCCTGAGGCCTCGGGCTCCAGGCCGTAGGAGTTGATCATGCAACGGATTGCGAATCGAAAAGGGGACATCAGCTACATCATCCTGGGCGTGCTCATTGCCGCGGCGGCGGCGGCTCTGGTGGGCCATCGCGCCGAGGGTGTGGCCACGGACCAGTGGAGCACGTGGGCGGTGGCGCCGAATGGGCCCGCTCGCAACGCGGCCGTCATTACTCCGCACGCGACGGACGAGCTGGTCAACATCACACGCGGGATCTACGTCGCCGGCGGCGGCGACTTGGTCGTGAGGTTCGCGGACGGCAGCACCGACGTCACGATCGAGGACGTTCCCCCGGGAAGCATTCTGCCATTCTGCGTACGTGCGGTGCGGAACACATCGACCGCAACGGGCTTGATCGCTCTGTACTAACTTGGGTCAGGGAAAGGCGACCACCATGAGAGACCTTCGGATCCGTCTTGCGGCGCTGCTGGTCATGCTCGCCGCGCCGGCGTTCGCAACGAACTACTTTGTCGACGGCTCGACGCCAAGCATCAACATCCACCTCGGGGGCGCCAACTGCGAGCCGGTCACTCGGCTCAGCGGAACGGTCCAAGCGGGGAGCGACACCACGCACATCGTGCTGGAGTCCGACGCGTGCGGATCTGATAACACCTATCGCAACTACGGGGTGATGATCACGTCAGGCAGCCTGCGCTCGGTGACGCGCCGGGCATCGGCGTACACGGGCAGCAGCAAGACAATCACGCTGGCGACTGCGATGGGCAGCGACCCCACGGGACTGAGCTACCGCATCGTAAATGGATCCGACACCAACGATGGGTCCACGTCCAACGTGCCGGTGAGTAACAACGTCGGGCCCTTCGCGACCGTCAACAAGGCTGCCAACACCGCGATTGGCGGCACACACACGGTCAAGGTGGCGGCGGCGACGTACGACATGATGGACGCCAACTACGGTAGCCTGGTGTACTTCGACGACGCCAACGCCAACGCCACATTCGTGGGGACCACGGGGTGGGGCGTCACCGATGATCCGGGCGTGCGCCCCACGCTGAGCGACGCGCAGTCTTCAAACGCGGCGATGCAGTTTTTTGGGTCATCGACCGGGAAGGTGACGTTCAACGGGTTCAATATTCTTTCGAACAACCCTACCTCCACGATTGTGAACAACTGCCCCACCGACCTACGTCTCATCAACTGCAACGTCGTAAACTCTCTCTCTGCTGGAGTGGGCATCGTGCTGCAAGGCACAGGGACATCGTCTACCGACCTCAGCATGGAGGGCGGTTCACTGTCTGCCCGAGGGTATCTGACGCAGTTCAAGTGCGACGTCGGGTCGATCGGATTTGAGGGCCCGACGTTCCTCCCGATAACAACTGCGACCATCGAGTTTGCAATTTTGCCGACGCCGGCCACGACCAACGGCATGCGCGTTGTCGATATGACCTCGTTCCGCGTAGAGCGGTGCGTCTTTGATCCGACCGTTGTGCCCATCAACACTCCGGTATTCGTTGATAGCATCGCCAAGGGACTCGGCATCCCGGTGCTGAACGGGTACGGCACGTTGCTGCGCTTCGCGGATAACACCGGCAGTATCGGGCGGCTGGCTCAGTCGCCGGGCAGGTGGCGCAACGTGGAGATCGTGGGCAACGAGTTGACGTTCACCGACCAGCGCGGGCTACTGATGGGCCTGGAGACGGACGGCGGCGCTGCGACGGTCAACACCAGTGGATTCGGACGCATCCTCGTGGCGGACAACGACCTTACGTTCAGTGCGGCCGACGCCAACCACAATCTGTTTTTCGGCATCGGCGCTGGCAACGTGCAGATGATCAACAACGTCTTCACGACGCCATCGAGCAGCAGCGCCGGAAACGTGGTCATCAAAAGCGATTACAACACGCTCTATCGCAACACGATCTACGCCGACATGGCGACCGACGCGGCGCTCTACGTCGCGGGCGGGGCCAACAACACCATCGTCGGGAATACCATCGTTGCGGCCGACACAAGCGCCATCACGATCGACACCAACCAAGACGGGACAAATGCCAATTACAACTATGTCGCCCACAACATTTTGCAGGGCAGTACTGCCTACATGGTGGACCCGGCGGGCAACGATAGCGACGCCAACACCTGGGCGAACGTCTTCGAAAATAACCTGCTCTGGTCGAGCGGCACGAACATCATCGACCTCGGCGGTACGGACGTGACGCGAGCATCTGGAATCGCCGGCGTGCAGTCGGCATGGTTGACCTACTGCGGCGACAACACCGGCGCATTCAGCGACGGGGAAAGCCTGGTCGCTAACCCGCGGTTCATCAATGCGGCGCAGTATGACTTCCGCCTGCGGACCTCGTCGCCGGCATGGTCGCTGGGAGCCGGTGCGCAGGCCGCGCCAAGTGCAGCAACGCACCGCATGGGATTGGGGATGTGATGCGCTTCTTGAGTAAATTTGTGCTGGCTCTGCTGCTCGCCGTGGGCGGGTGCGGGGATCTGCACGTGCACATTCACCTTCCGCCGAAAGCGGACGCCGCAGGCGCCAAGCTGCAGGCGGTGGGGACACCGGCGCCACGTACACAGGGCGTTACCCCGAAGACGCCAGATGCAGACATTGCACCTGCGGGCCCAAAGCCCGCGGCTGCGGACGATCACCAGACACCCGAAGAAATCCTCGAGGAGCTGCTGCCATGAACTGGAAGAAATACTGCAGGCCGCTGTACTCGCGCAAGTTCCGGCTGGGCCTGGCCGGCATCGTCGTCATCGTCGCATCGGACTGGTTCAACGTGCACCTCAGCGAGGCCCAGATCTACGGCATTCTGGGCATCATCGCAGTGCTCATCGGCGGAACGGCCGTCGAGGATGCCGCCCTGAAGGTGGGCTCGACGCCCGAACAGTGGGATGCGCATCTGGCCAAAGAAGCCATGAAGCCGCGCTCCGCGCAGAGCAGTGATACGGCGTCCTAGAGCCTGGGGCCTGGCGCCCGAGGCGTGATTGTGGATTGACCGGCAAATGAAAGGACCGGTGAGGTTATGAATGGACGGACGATCAACTGGGCCGCACTGCTGGGCGGGCTCTATGCCCTGCTGAGCAGCGGGGCGGTGTGCACCACCAGCGGAGGGTGCAGCGGGGAGTACCTGACGGGCCGGATCGAGCCGACCACGCAGGCCACGTTCGACCCGACGACGGGGAAGGTGACCTTCAAAGACACGAAGGACAACGACTTCATCGTCGAGGATCTGACGAGCACGGCGGTAGATGGCAAACTCACGTCGTTCAACGTGAAAAAGCTGCAGCTGACGAACAGCTCGCGGACCGTAATCGGCGCTGACGCTGACCGCATGGACAAGATTCTCGCGGCGCAGCAGATGCAGTTCGATCATCTGAACCGCGTCAGCGACAACCTCGTGAAGATCTTCGACAAGCTCGCGGTGGTGGCTGAGGCGTACATCGGCAAGCTGCCCGCCCCGGCAGCCGGCGTGAGTCTGCCGGCGGGGATCATTGTTCCGACCGGGCCCTAGCGAAAGGGGGTGATCTGAACAGGCTGCCGGCTGCAGGCT